CGGGGGCTAACAAGTTCCTTTGTTTATAACCACACTGGTGGATTGTAACGTGACATGAATTGTCACTCCACGTCCTGGTGTCTCAACATTGGACAACCTGCGCCTGGCGCTGACCAACCGTTATGCGTTAGCATAGCTATTAACCTATCTGAAGTACCCAATTAAATGGCACATTCATCGTCAGTCACCAACATCGAAGATATAATTTCAGAGCTTACAGCTCTTAGATTTCCCTCTCTGTTAGCATCAACTATTGCTATCAACATAATCAGTCTCTTGAAAAATAGAGGAATAACTGGTACACTGTCCTATCTGGACGCCGTCGGTTTTGCTATTTTAGCCAAACTTTATCCTGACGATTTTCAGGATAAACCCAACACGTGGGTTTCCTTAAATCCACAAACAAAGATTCCCAAATTCTTTGGGAAGATTAAATTCCAAGACCTTTCTTGGAATCAATGGCTAATGCTTGCCAAACTTAAGCGTTTTATAGTCAGCGATCAGTTGACACAGAACCAAATCAACAAATGTGTTGATTCAGTTGAATCAGAGAAAGTGTTCTCCGAACATTCCAAGTCGAATGTGCTCCGCGCATTACGCAGAGGTGCTACGCTCAAGGGCTGTCTGTATCTACAGGCTTCTGAACCTCGTGTCAAGAATGCTTCTTATCCTGCGTTATTGCTTGATAAGTTATCATCCAAGATGGAGATTGAATGTTTTGATATTCCTAAGGAGGATTCTCATAACATTTCTGGTTATGTTCCGAAACCGATTTACGGCATTAAAAATCTAGGTGAAATCAATCATCTAGCTGCTCGTCGGTTTTATATGGACATTTTGTCCTTTTCAGAGCATTTTCCACTAATGAAGTGGTCCAATATTTCGTGGGTTTTTCACCCTATTGGCCTCTCTGATTCTTTCCCGTCTGACACTCCTTTGGGTGTTATCCCTGCGATGTTGTCACCTTTATACAACCTTCAGGGCTCTGTTCCGGATCTCACTATGGGGACCGTTCACGTTACCCAAGAACCTGGGGCTAAGGCACGCTTTTTTGCGTCACCTAAATTGCTTTACCAGGCACTTCTTGATCCTCTTTACCAGTTTTACTCTGGTCTTTTGTCCAGGGTCAATCAGGACTGCACACTAGATCAGTCTAAAGGAGCTGACCAGTGCAATAAGTGGCTTGCACAAGGCAAGACACTTCACTCTATTGACCTTCAGAGCGCTACTGATAACTTCCCGCTGTGGGCACTTCATGGTATGATGCACTATCAAGGTGTGTCACCTGAAGACATCATGTTGTTTACCCACGTCTCCCGTGGAACTTGGAACCTGTCTGAAGACATCTGTCAACAGATGGAATCTCTGGGTTATCCTGGAAAGACTAAGCTAACATGGAAGACTGGTCAACCTTTGGGTACTAAACCATCATTTGTTGTTTTTGCAACATGTATGCATGTGTTGATCCAAGGTATATGTCAATCCATTAACGTTAGTGAGGATTGTTATGTAGTTTTAGGGGATGATGTTGTCATCTCCAATGACTTTGTGGCAAAAGCTTTTTTGTCCCTCCTTTCTGATTTACAGGTTCCTGTGTCGCTTGACAAGTCGATAACTAGCAAAAACATTGCTGAATTTGCCGGTTATTGGGTTGACAAAGAGCTTGGGAAATTCCGTGTTGGAAAGTTCCGTCCGCTATCCTTGAAGAACCTTCTGTCTAAAGCGTCAGATGACAGATATGACCTATCTCTCGTTTGTCAAAATTGGGTTATTACCCTATTAGACAAAATTTCCACCTCCTACTGGCCTTACGGCCTTGTCAGATTTGATGATCAAATCATGTTTGATATGGATGTGGTTGAGAAGACCTCTCTTCTTTTGTCTGTCTCTCAGGGTTTTAATAAAGGATTCGTCCGCACAAGGCCCGAGTGGATTCAGATACTCAATCTAGATATGTCATTTCCAACGTTGTTTGACGCTGAAAAGACCTTTCAAATAAGGAGTGAAATTAATCATCAGGCTTTTGTTCAACTTCAAAGGATGAAGTCGGAACTTCCCCGCCCTGTGACATTTAATCATGTTGTCATGGCCGGCCTGGATGGTTTTCCAGTCGTTCCTTCCATATCCATGGGATATGATGAAGAAGTTGGTTTACCTCGGCACGCCACTCACCTCTCCGATTCTGAAATCGAGAGGAATGATTATTTATGGGCTCATTCTGCTGCATGTTCGGCTATTATCTTTGCTGATCGGCACACAACGGCTAAGGACCTCATTTTAAGGTTCCCTTGTTTATCAACGTATTACTTCGCTGTCAAACACCGGTCTGGCGCGGGTGATCAGGTATCTAGGGTAGACCTCCTTATGTCTGTTGTTATGAATAACCCATGGTTTGAATTACCAGAGTTGGTTCCGTCGGATCTCCATAGTGTCATAGGCCTTATGAAAAAGGTTTGTGGCGCTAAGGTTATCCTTCCGACTGATGATCTCCTTAAAAGAGGGATCAAAAGTAGGTTTACGTATCAAGCAAAATGCTGATACGCTAGGGAGTAATTGACTCCTTATGAAGGCCCG